GCTGATCTTCGAGCGCGGCGCCGTAGAGGAATTCAAGCGGCGGATGCTCGAAGTCTGGGACCCGACTATTGACCCCGAGGCAGCGCAGCCGGTGCCGCGCAGCGCACCCGCAGCCGTAGCGCGCGTTGCACCAGCAGCCGACGCGCAGGCCGTCGCAACGACCATCGCAGCCGTGCTGCGCGAGGCGATGCAGCCGGCGCCCGTCGTCAAGCCGTGGCTGACGCTTTCCGAGGCTTCCGATTACTCCGGGCTTTCGGAGTCGTACCTCGTACGCGCGGCGCGCGAGGGCAGTATCCGCGCGATTAACCTGGCGCGCAACGGCGGGCGCGCGTTCTGGCGCTTCAACCGCGACGCGCTCGGGAAGTAAACCTTCTCCGTGGGGTATTCATGTTAAGCGGAAGCGGCATTTTCCTCTGTTTTGTCAAGCGTGACCTATGAAGACCCCTGACCTATGAAGACCCCGCGCAAACATTTGCAGCGAACCGCTGCGTGGGGCACTATGAATCAAGTGTGCAGTGCAAAGCCAAAACGCAGGCAGGCCCGCAGTGCCGCGCTCGCGCGATAGCGGGCACGACGGTCTGCCGCGTTCACGGCGGCTCGGCGCCGCAGGTCATTCAGGCCGCGCGGCGTCGTCTTCTATTGGCGGCCGACCCGATAGCGGCGCGCCTCATCCAGATCGCGCTCGGGAAAAAGACCGAACCGAAAGACGCAATCGTCGCGATCCGCGAGATCCTGAACCGCGCCGGCGTTCACGCAGAGCAGTCGCCGGACGACGGCTCAATCCCCGGCCAGGTATTGTGGGACGAGTTCATCCAGATTCATCGACGGAGGGCCGGGCATGCCGCTGACGAATAGCCTGTGGGACTGCTACGTCCTCGAAATGCGTCAACGGAATCAAACAGATACAAGGAAAAGGCTATCGCTGGCGGGCGCCCGCGGCGCGTGGCGCAGGTGGCACCGCGAAAAGCAAATCGTTCGCCTGCTGCCAATGGTTGAGCGGATCGGGCGTAACGTGCGCTGGATGTTCGCGGAGCACCTGGACTTCAGCGACTTGCGGCAGGCCGGCGCGGTCGGGCTCGTCGCCGCGGCCAACGCTTACGATCCCGCCCGCGGCGAATTCGAGCGTTACGCTTACTTTCGCGTGCGCGGCGCGATCATCGACTCGCAGAAGCGCAGAGCGTACCGCGAGGAACAGAACGTATCGCTGCACGCCATCGCAGAAGCGAACGCCGGCGTGCTGCCGCCGTCGCTCGACCAGATCGATACGGCGCCGCTGGCCGATGCCGTCGCGCAGCGCGAGCAGATACACCGGCTGCTGACGGAGGCGATCCGCGAGCTGCCGCCGCTCGAGTTCGCCATCATCGAAGGGCATCTCGCAGGCCAGCCGTTGTCGACGACGGCGCGCCAGATGGGGCGCTCTCTGCGCTGGGCGCGCGGCAAGCTGATCGACGCGCGGGAGACGGTCGCGGCGCGGGTGCGCGGCGCATGATCGGCGTCGAGAGCCTTTCGCGCGCCGACGTCGACCTCGTTTACCGCGAATTCAGAAAACACGATTCTTTCTGCCGTTCGTCGCTGATGGTGGAGACAGAAGCAAAGACCATCATCCCGATGGAGCTTTCGCCCGGACAGATCAAGCTCAACGCCGCGATCAAACGCCAGCGCGCGAAGGGCGTGCCGGTCCGCCTGATCTATCTCAAAGCCCGGCGCATTCACGCGACGACGGGCACCGCGGCGCACTTCTTCCACGACACCGCGTTTCAGGCCGGCGTTCACACCGCTGTCATCGCACACGACGATCTGAGCACCCAGAACATCTTTGGTATTTACAAACGGTTTCACGAGCGTTACAAGCCGTTTGCGGGCGTCATCCGCATGCCGGCGTCGCGCGTGAAGGGTGACAAGCTCATCTTTGCCTACGGCGGCGATCCCGAATCTTCGTTCATCCAGGTGAAGACGGCGGCGACCGCGACGTTTGGCCGCTCCTTCCGCCTTACCAACGTCCATTTCTCGGAGTTCCCGTACTACCCGCGCCCGGCGGAATTGCTCGCCGCGGTCATGGCGGCGGTCCCGAAGACGCCCGACACGACGGCGGTGATCGAGGGCACGGCGAAGACCATCGGCGACGAATTCCATAAGCTCTGGCAGCAATCGACCGACCCGGCCAGCGCGTCGGAGTGGATTGGCCTGTTCATGGGCTGGTGGGAGCACCCCGACAATCGGATGCCCCCAAGCGTGGAACCCGGGCGGTTCATGAATGATCTTTCGCGCGACGAGCGCGAGCTGATGGAGAAGTTCTCGCTCGACCTGAAACAAATGGCGTGGCGGCGCTGGACGATTATCAACGACTTCGCCGGCGACACCGTACGCTTCAAACGCGAGCATCCAGCGACGCCCGAAGAAGCATTCACGGCGTCGTCGCGCAATCGCTTCAGCGTGCCGCACATCCAAAAAATGCCCGTGATCCGCAACCCCCTTGCGGGTGAGTTGGACGATACGCCGATAGGCGGCGAAAAACGGCTGGCGTTTCTGCCGGGCGAGTACGGCGCGCTGCGGATCTGGAAGATGCCAGAAAAGGGAAAGCTCTATGCAATCGGTTTTGACTGCGCCCAAGGGCTCGATGTGGGCGCAGTCGACGGTACGGGCGCTTCAGATCCGGATTATTCATGTGCTCAGGTGCTCGACCGCGATCTGGGAGAGCAGGTTGCCGTATTACACGCCCGCATGATGCCCGGTCAGAGCGGCCGCGCTTTGGCGCAACTCGGGCAGTTTTACGGATTCGCCCAGATTTGTGGAGAGATCAACCCGGGCGGCGGGGGGATATCCGCTCTTGAAGCAGTCCTCAATGCTGGGTATCCCGCTGGCCTGTTGTACCATCGGCCCGTCACGCCTGACCAAGACCCCCAAATTAGGGGGGATAGGCTCGGATGGTCGACGTCCGGCGTCTCGCGCCCGCTGCTCATCGGCTACCTCGACGAAGCCATCCGCCAGGGCTCCATTACGATCCACGATGAAATTACCGTTCGTGAGTTATTAACCTTCGTCATCGGGCCGAACGGCAAGGCGGAGGCGCAGCGCGGGTGCCACGACGACACCGTGATCGCGCTGGCTCTGGCGATTGTGGTGATTATGCGAATGCCGCGCCCGGTGCCGCGCGAGACGCTGAAAACGCCGGCTGTCGCGCGCTACGGCCAGCCGCAGGGCGAAGAACGGCGCGGCGTGAATACGAGGGTACGATGAACGCCGGATGGACGAACGCGACGACGATTTCTTTCCCGGCTCTGAAGACTGGTAATCTCGGTCGATGAAGTTCTGGCTCTCATGGGGCGTCGTGCTGGTGTTCTTTCGCGTGCTTATCAGTCGAATCATCCGGTATGGCGAAGAAGACGAACCCTATCCGCATCAAACCGGCGAACCGTGGCAAGCTCCACCGCGCTCTGGGAGTGCCGGAAGGCGACAAGATTCCGCCGGGGAAACTGGCGTCGGCGCTGGCGTCGAAGTCTGAATCACTTCGCAAGCAAGCCCAGTTCGCCGAAAATGCTCGACACTGGAATAAGTAACGACCGCCGGCGTCGAATTTATGGGTATGAAGGCAAAGCTGGTTCGCATCCCGCCGCAGACCGTCGACGACTTCGGCGACCTGGCGAAGCTGCGCGAGGAATTCGCACCCACCGAACGGCTGTACCAGAAGCTCCGCAACGAACTGAACGCGCTCTGCGCCGGCGCCCATCCGGAGGACGAGTTCGTCGTCAAAGGCGAGCGTTACACGCTGCGCATCTCGGCGTGCCAGATGAACCGCGAAGTAGACGTGCCGGCGGCGCGCAGGAAGCTCGGCATGGAAAAGTTCCTGGCATGCTGCACGGTCACGCTGAAGGCCATCAGCAACTACCTGACGAAGCCCGAATGCGACGCTCTGACGATTGAATCCATGACCGGCCCGCGCCGTTACCTGACGGTCCCGATCGCCGCGGCGAGGGCGCCGTCTGAGACGCTGCCGCCCGACGTACGCGAGCGGATCGACCGCCTCACCGCCGCATAGTCATGCCGAAGGAACCAATCGAGGACGAGCCTGTCCACGTATTCGAAGAAGTGCGGTATGAATTCAGCGTCCACGAGCTGAGGGAGCTGGGCGCGAAGCTGGCGGAGGCGGCGCACGCGGCGCGCGAGCTGCAGCGCCAGAAGACGACCGCGGCGGCGAACTTCGCAGCGTCGATCAAATCAGCCGATGACATTGTGGCCGGGCTGACCGACAAGATCAGAAACGGTTACGAAACGCGGCTCGGCGAGTGCATCGTGCGGCTGGACTGTCCGCGGCCCGGCCTGAAGGAATATGTTCGCCTCGACACCGGCGAGGTGGCGCGCGAAGCTGCGATGTCGCCGTCCGATATGCAGCGCGCCCTGCCGCTCGACGGAAACAAGCGGGTGCAGTGACCGCCGTTACGCAAAGAGGCGACCGCGCGAGCGCGCCCAGTCGTCCGGGTGCTTGTCTTTTTTGCTGAGGTTGCAAAAGGGGCATAGGAGCTGAAGGTTAGAAACGTCGTTGCTGCCACCGCGAATCAGTGGCATCACATGGTCTATGTGGTATTTGCCTTTGCCTCGTTCGATCAGCGCGACGTGGCAGGCGGCGCACCTACCCCGCTGAGATTCGAAGAGCCCCGCGATGTCCCCTGGCGTGTGTGCGCCGTGGGCTGCGCGTTGGCGGGCCCTGGCGTTTCTGGCGCGGCTTAGGGCTTCAACTGGATGCGTTTTGCTGTATTTGCGGCACTTCTCCCTTAACTCTTCCTGGTTGACAAGGTTCCAGATGCGCTTTTTGGCAATCTCCCTCTCGCGGTTTGCGGCATGATACTCCCTGCCTTTCGCGGCCAACTTCTCTCGATTAGCGGCGCGATATTCAGCATTTTTTGTCTTGGAAATTTCGGGATTGGCGAGCCTTTTCTCACGTCGTCGTTTGAGAATTTCTTCGCGCTTCGCCAGATGACGGGCGCGCGTCTTCGCTATGACCTCTTCGCGGTGGGAGAGATACCAAAGGCGCAAGCGTTCGCGCTGTTTTTCCTTTTCTTCCGGGGTAAGCTGTTTGCCAGCCATACGGTCTCCAATTCAGATCGGGTGGTCAGGGCCGCGTTCGATGTTTGCGCGTCGGCGTGGCCCGCTTCATCCATTTTCCCGCGAACCGCGCACAGGAACAAGGTCTCTGGTACTAGTCGAATCATCTTGTAAGTGACTCCGCAACCGCCAGGTAGACCCGACGCCGCGAATCCGACAACGCCAGAACCGGAGGCTCCTCCTGCCCGGCCACCGCAGCATCGCGAACAGTTGGATTTTCAACTTCGATGGTCTGATGCGGAGGTTTCACGAATCGCGGCCAAAATTCAAACAGATTATAGGGCTGCTATCAGTGACCACAATAGGAGAATGCGCCGCTGGCGCGATTACTATAGGCGCTGGCGCGCTGCCGTGGATGTCCCAGGACAGGGTGAAGAGACGGCATCAAACATGCCGGTCCCCTCGATCCGTTGGAACATATTCACCAAATGGGCCAAAGAGATGGATGCGCTTTTTGGCGATGATGCCGAAATTGTAGCTGTGCCAGTGGGTCCGAGTGATTACCGGAAAGATAAAAAAATCAGCAGGTATCTCACGTGGCGCGTGTTCAACAGCATGAAGCTGCTCTCGCCGTTCTGCGAGTTCGTGCTGCGCAAGCTGATTTTCGGCAAGTCGTTCGCCTTCGCGCCGTGGAAACGCGACACCTACGAAGTCGCCGGCAAAGAGATAGTCGACTACGAAGGCCCGGCCTTCGAACCGCTGTGGCCCGACGACATCATCGTGCCTGCCGAAGAAGTGAAGACCATCCACGAATTCTCGTACGTCATCCGGCGCGTGCGCGTGACGCCCGACGACCTGCTGCGCGGCGAGCGTGAGGGCCGCTACCAGAACATCAAAAAGAACTGGTCGACGATTCTCAACCTCGCGCAGCGCGGAACGCAGCGCGACTTCGAGGGCGAAGACATTAAAAAAGAGAAGGACGAAGCCGAAGGCGTGCTGTACGAACGCCCGCTGTCATCCGGCGAGTGGATCACGATACTCGAGTATTACGGCAAATGGCGCCCGCTGAAGTCCGGAAAGCGCGACGCCGGCGAGTGGGACTTCGACCGCCGCGAGATGCTGCAGCGCGGCTTCGTCTTCCGCTGGCTGAAAGACCTCAACCTCGTGGTGGGTATCCAGTCGCTCGAAGACCTGTATCCCACCATGAAGAACCGCCGCCCGTTCGTCGAATCGTCGATGTGCA